CGGCTCCTCGTGGACGTCGACCATTGCCGACTCAAGACTGTCATACACAGCCCCTTTGACGCCCTGTCGATGACACGGCTGTTCTGCCTTCGGGTCGTACATGACGTACTCGACGACATAGCCTTCGTTCGCCGTCTTCCGGATCCGCAGATCTGTAGGCGTCTGCATGCCTTGATAGAGAATGCTCATGCTCAGCTGCTCGTCAGGGTCAGGGTCACGGTAACGCGCAGGATGTCCCCACTGTCGACGACCTTGGCGGTCGAGAACTTGGCAGCAGACAGCAGTACGCCGCTCGTTGCGCTCTTGGTCGTCACAGACGACAGGAATGCGCCATAGATGGTCTTGGTCGCATTCATGGTGAACTCGGCCTTGCTCGACGAATTCGACGTCGCGCCGCCCGCTGCTGTGGAATCGACGAACGCAGGGCGCGCAGCCTCGGCGTACGCCGTCGACTCAGTCGAAGACGCGACGAAGGTCGCCATGGTGTCGCCGGCGATCGGCGTGTAGTTGCCTTCGAAGATGCCCACGTACCACGTGGTGACCTGCGAACCGGCGCCTACTGTTGCGGACAGGAAGTGGTTGAGCCCTTCAGTCGGGATGATGTTGTGGCACTCCCACTCGTCGACGAGCCGCCCATCACGCCACTGTTCGAACTGATACACCGCGCCCGCGCGCAACTTGCTTTCAGAGAAATCCATTTCTTCAGCTCCTGCGGATGACTTCCGCTTCCACGTAGTCAGTGGCAGCTGCCGCCGACTGTCCGTCACGAAGCGATGCGAGGATGAATGCCTCGCCGTCGCGTTCCTGATAAAGGACCGATCCTTCGGTCGCTTCTTCAATCATCAACTGCTCGTTGAGTCGCTGCTCGAGCGTGCCATCACCGGGCGACGTCACCATGGCTTGATCAGACATCCAGACGCGGGTCTGGCTTTCAGGCAGCTTGGTCAGCGTGCCTTTGACGCCGCGGTGATTGAGCAGCGCTTGCTGCTTGAACAACTCCGGCCCACCGCCTTCCAGGAAGTAGTGCTGGTCGGACACGACGTGCAGGCCGACGTTGGTCGCGCGCGACAGGATGGTCACGGTCTCCGGGAACAGCATGAAACCCATGGTGCGGCGCTGGCCGTACTGGAACGGCTCGGAGAACCACACAATGTTGCCGACGGCGACGTACAGCCGGCCGTTGAACTCTTCGAGCACAGAGCCGGCGGGCATGGGGTACAGAAACTGCGTGCTCAGCTCGCGACCGAGCGTGGTCGACGACGAGATAGTCACGCTGGTCGTGCCGTCAGCGTACGTGCCGTAGAGGTACAGCGTGTCGCCGTTGGCCGGGGTCACGTACACGTTGATGTGCGTGACATCGGAAGAAGCAGGCTGCGGGATTGCCGCAGCCTGAATACCGCCGCCATTCGAAACGTCCACCGATGCGGCAACGGTGGTGCCACCCTCCTCGCCGTCCGCGAAGGAGTACGTGATGGCCACCTGATACCGTCCAGCGGAGAGCCCGCCGTTGCTCACTGCGCTCAACGTCGGCTGGGCGTGCGCATGCTCGACGCCCCAAGGGCGGAGCGCGCCACCGACGTAGCGCCGGGAGATGACGCCGTTGGACAGGTAGACGCCTTGCGCCGTCCACAGGTAAGCCATCCTGTTGCCAGCCGACAGGCCGGCGAGGAGGGTGGTTTCGGAGAGATCTGCGACCGCGAGCGCCGTCAGCGCATCGTCCTTCACGACAAGCGCGACGTCGTTCTCGCACCACAGGCTGTGATAGCGGTTCGACTCTAGCTGGGTATAGCCGGTGCGTCGGCGCAGCGTGCCGTTGGAACGCAGCTCGACGTTGACCGCGTTGCGCAGCGCGTCGGACGGGATGTGGCGATCAGGGAGACGGTTGTTGATTCCCTTCGGCCACGGCCCACGAGAGTCCTCGCGCTTAGACCCAGGCACTGGTAGTGACCCAGCTCTTGTCCCGCAGCCGCATCAACTCCCACTTCACCTCGTTGCACTTGGCTTCGAACCGGTCACGATACTCAGCGGCCAGCGCCTCGTTGCGCACATCAGCGTCATGCGAGTCGTAGGCGTACGCCTTCATCCCCAGCAGCAGATGCCGCTGGTGACGTGCGTCAGTCACTTCCAGCTCAGTGGACGCCGCCGTGACCGTGTTGAGCGGCAGTCGGTAGACCATCAGTTCCAGCGTGTCAGCGACGTCCGGGATGGGCACCAGCCGGCCCTTGTCCTTCTCGATGTCGGTGATCAGCATCGCCGGCGTACCCGCGCGCGTTTCCCAGTTCCCACCCGAGATGTGGAAGCCGTAGTCGCTGCCGTTGACCTGATCGGCCTTGTCGAGGCTGGTGACCTTGAGCGCACGCGTCTGGCTCAACAGCTTGGCGCGGCGGATCAAGACGATGAGCGGGCTGAGGTCGACGAACTTCTCGTCGGCGATGACGGTGGCTGCGCACACATCGGCCGTCGTCGAATCGGGGAAGTACAGCGTCTCGCGAGCGAATTCCTGCTGAGCCACGTCGAGGTAGTGGTAGACGTCGTCCTCGCTCCACAGGTACGGAGCGGTCTTGTCGTCTACCTCACGCCGAAACAGTTTGACCAGCTCAGCAGGGGTCATCGTCAGTCAGCCGTACCGAGTTCGGCGAGCACTTCCTTCCAGAGGTCGTTGCGCTCACGCATCTCGACATCGAAACCGGCCAGTCGGGAGACCGACGGCACGGTGGGCAGCCCGGCCGCCGTGAAGTCGGCGCGGTCGTTGCGCTCGCGCATGGCGAGCATGATTTCCTTGATGCGATCCTTGCGCTCATCACCAGTCGGCGCAGCGGGCGGGATCACAGCCTCTTCGGTGTTCTTGGGGTGAAGCGCAGCATCGTCCTCCGCATCGACGAACTCGGCGCCGATACCGACGGCGTACTTCACCAGGTTCTTCGGGATGTAGGCCGGCTCACCTTTCTCGAAAGCAATCGAGTTACCTTCGATACTGATGTAACGGTGTTTGCGGTTGAGAGTCATCATTGGCATGGCGGATTTCCTTTTTTGTGTGAATAGAACTGGGGGGACCGAAGTCCCCCCAGCGCATCATCAGATGCTGCCGTTCACCGGCTGGGTCTCCATCGCACGCCCCGTACCCGAGATGATGTACGTGATGCGCATGGTGGCCCGACCAGTAGTCGGCGCCGTGCCACCGGCCTCCGTGATCACGATGTCAATCGTGTCGGGGGTGGTGTACTTGTAGCCCGTGATCAACGCTTCAGGCGACGCGCCGGTTCCCTGGAAGAAACCGGGCGAAGTCTTCAGGTCGAACGTACCGGCCGCGTAGTAGCGGCCCGCCGTGACACCATCGCCGATGGTGGTGATGACGACGGTGGTACGGTTGTTCCACGCCGTGTCGACGAATAGCTCGACGTTCTGGATGACCGCACCGGCCGGAACTTCGAACACCTTCAGCACCGCGCCGGAGGTGTAATCATCGAAGTCGATAACGACTTCGGCCACCAGCGGATACTGGCGGGCTGCACTCATCGTGACTGCCATTTGCGAGTCCTCCTATTAGGTCGCGGTGTCGACGGCGATGACACCGAAGTCTTCGGTGGTCGCAGTCCGCGGGCAGTAGAACTTGGACTTCTTCATGCCCATGATCTTGCCCACCGAGATGCCCGGCTGGTTGTCGTAGTCGAACTTCTTCTCGACCCACTCACCGTCGCCGATGTCGGCGTAACCGAGTGCCTGCGCGCCGCAGAGCAGAACGCGCTGACCGCGCACCGCGCCCGCACCCCAGGTAGCGGAGTGGTAGACGTGGCGGTAGGTGTGGATCGCGAGGCCATCGACGTAGATGACGTCCGCGCCCTTGAACAGCGGGTTCGCCGCGTTGCGAGGCATCGCTTCGCGCCAGGCCGCCATGAAGTTCGCATCACGCTTGAGCGCAGCGACGCCGCGCGGCGTCATGAACACGTTGTACAGTTCCATGCCCATCTCGCCGCGAATCGGCTTGATGTACTGTTCCTGCGCAATCGCCTTCAGCTCGGTGAGCATGTTCCAGGTTGGGATGTCGGCGGCCACCAGCGAGGTGTTGGCCGCGTTCACACCGAAGCCGGTCGTGTCCCACACGTAGTAGCGGTTGGTCGTCGGCGCGTCGCCGGGCACCGGGGCATACGAGAGGTATGGGAGGTCGGACCCGGTGCGGGCCGTATCGTCGGGCTTCTTGGTGAAGGCGACGCCGGACAGCGTCAGGAACGCCATCTGGTCGGAGCGATCGGCGAGCCAGTAGGCCAGCTTGTCGCGCGAGTTCTCGCGGAAGCGGACGACGGACTTCTGCTCCGCCATCTTGCCCTGCGACTTGTTGGCATGCCGAATCATGTCGATCTCGATGTCCATGTCATCGGAATCGAGCGCTTCTTCGTTGCCTTCGAGCGTGCGGTCGCCAGCGACGCCGTCGCCCTGGAGGTCCTGCACGAGGGTGATGATTGCGCGGGCACCGCGCTCGGTCTCGGTCAGCTCCGTGATGCGATGGATCATCGCGTCGGAACTGGTTCCCATGAACTTGCTCATGAACATCTGATCACGAGCCATGGACCACGTCTCCTTGACCCAGACGATCTTCTCTTCGTCGGTCAAGGCTGCAAAATTCGTCAAGGCCATATCGGCACTCTCCCTGGGTTGAAAAATCCGTTTTCAACGCCGGGCTTTCGTGCCGGACTACCGAGACACGACCCTGATACGGGTTGCGATACCGTCCCGGTTGTTTCGCCACCGGGGGTCGTAGGCAGGCGTTAGCCTGTTACCGCCATTTCTAGCACAAAGAAAGGCCGGGTGCTACCCCCGGCCTGCGACAGGAAGGGATCAGCTCCCGAAAAAGTCCCCGCGCATCTGCCGCCGCTTCGAGTCGGGGATGGCCCGGAACTCTTCCTCGGTGAGCTTGGATGCGGCCGGCAGCTCGCTCTGCATGCCGAGCTTGTCGGACGGGGTGGCAATCGACAGCAAGTCAGGCGGCATGCGCTTCTTCGCGTCGAGGTTTTTCTTGATGTCGGTCTTGCGCGGACCGCCAGTGGGGGCGGCCGGCTTCTCGTCGTCCTTCATCATCGGCCCGAGCACGTAATTCGCCGCGCGCGACAGTGAGTCGGCGCTCGAATACCCACGCGCTTCGAACGCGTGGCGCAGGTCCTGGATCTCGCTGACGATGGCGTCGTCGTAGGCCTCGTGCTCCGGATCGAGGAAGGCGAACTGCTCTTCCAGACGCGTGATGAGGTCGTCCACCCGCAGCTTGTCGATGGCCTCCTCGGTCACCTTGGCCGGGTCGATCTCGGTCGGCTTGGCCTGCGCTGCCAGCGCCGCTTTCACCCGCAGGTCGGCCTTCTGGTCGATGAGGTCGATGGCCGCATCGGTGTTGCCATCCTTCCGCGCATCGGCAATCTGCTTGTCGATCGCAGCGAGCTGCGCGGCGTAGTCCTGGGTGTCGGTCGTCGGTGCCTTGGCCCCAGCCTCGTACTCACGAAGCTTGGCTTCCAGCTCCTGGTTGCGCGCAGCAAGCTGCTTGGCCTGCGACGCCTTGAAGTCGTAGCGTGCCTTGGCAATCAGGTGCGTGGCCGGTGGGGTCGTTTCGACCGGCGTTTCATCGGCCTTGACCTCTTCGACCGGGGTCTCAATGACCGGGGCGTCTTTGACTTCCTCGATCTCTTCTTCAATTACGGCGGCGGTAGTCTTCGTCATTTCCTTTCCCTCAATAACCAGAACGTAGTCCGGCCTTCGGCTTCTTCCCTGACACAGCTCCGTCGATCAGCGAGTCGATGTTACGACCCCGATTTAGGAGCTGCTTTTTTCCTTGCTGGGCCATTCCGGTTCCCAGCGGGGCGTGCTTTGCCATCGGCTTTTTTGGCCGAAGCAGATTTTCGAGCAATGTCATCCTTGGTCTCCTGTGATTTCTTCGTCATCTCAATGTTGGCCTCGGCCTCGGCGAGTTTGATCGACCGGTTCATCCGGCTCTCCTCACGCTTGAGCTGGATGTTGGCAGCCAGCTCTTCGCGTTTGATCTGCAGCTCGGCGACCATGCGCTCGCGATCGAGCGCGAGTTCCTGGGCCTGTGCAACAGCGGGGTCCTGCTCGGCCTTGCCCTCGGAGCGCGAGCGCGCGAGGGTGAGTGCAGCGTCGGCCTTCTTCTTGAGGATGTCGGCTTCCTTCAGCTTCACTTCGAGCTGCGCAAGCTGCATCTCGGCCTGTTTGACCGCGGCTTCCTCGGGCGACGGCGGTGCGGCCATCTCTTCGATGATTTGCGATTTGTCCTGCAGGTGAGAGTGCTTGATGATCGTCGTGTCCGGAATCATCACCCCCATCTCGCGCATCTGGATGGCTTCCTGGAACTGCGAATCCTGGAACGTCTCGCGGCTCGGCACGTCAGTGACGACGACGCCGTACTCACCCACGGTGAGGTCGTTGACGACGCGCCCCTCGGCGCTGTCCCACTGGTTGAGCGTGATTTCTTCGACCTTGGCCGCAGGGTCGCGGCTGTTGGTGATGCGCACCACGCGCTCCTCGGTGTAGTAGGCCTGCACCCCGTCCGCCGTGTTGCGCGCGACGAGGCGTCGCGTGTGGACCATGTTGTTCAGCGGCAGCGTCAGATTCAAACTGCCGGCGCGCTGCTTGGCGAGAATGGCCTTGGCCGCGACGTCTGCACGGTCGAAGCCGCGCTTCGAATCAGAGACGCCCGACAGCTCCTTGATGAACTCGACGGCCTTATAGCCAATCCGTTCGAAGCCCGTCGGAACCTGATTCGGCT